GAGGTTTCCCAACCTCCCAGCGCGCAGCTTGCACGAAGTAGCCCTCTTCGTCTACGACAACGCCATATTTGAAGCCGTTCTTTTCCATCATCAGCCCTCTTTGATACACCATACACGGACAACACCATCACCGCCAGCGCCTGACGTCCCATCCTCAGAAGCGCCACCGCCACCGCCGGGGAATTGACCGGCATCAACAGAGCCACTCAAAGCGCCACGACTTCCGCATCCCGCGAAAGACGAAGGGCCGCCATTGCCCGGCACGTCTGGAATCGCCCCCGAATTATAACCACCTCCACCGCCGCCGCCAAAGGCGGAGGCACCACCAGTTTCGCTTCCGTCATTGCCGCCGCCCTTGCCGCCTCGGTTCAGGCCCGCCGCAGTTTCTGGCGGGTCAATTGCTGCGTCTTCGTAAATCTTAGCAGCACCACCTTCGCCGCCGCCTGTCGCTGAGATTGTCTGGTCGCCCCCCTCCCCGCCGGTTGCGACCCTGAAAGTGCTGGTCCCTGATGTCCCAAAGGTCGAAGACCCACCATCAATTCCAGAATTGTTCGCGGCACGCCCAGCGGCACCCGCACCTACAGTTACGGGTTCTGTCGAAGACAGCTCGTCAATGTCAAACTCGAACATTGCGCCACCGCCACCGCCGCCACCGCAGCCGCCGTTTGCGCTGTTCCTTGATCCAGACGCCCCTCCGCCAACAATTTGAACGCGGATCTTATCGCCAGTCTCTGCATTGCTGGGCTTTGTCCACGTCCCGTTCGCTGTGAACTCTTGATAGTCATAAGGAACGCCAAAAATCTTAGGCGCACCTGAAGCACGCTGCGCAATGCCCTCGGGGTTATCACGCCAAGCCGTTGCCAGCGCTGTAGTTAGCGCTGCGCCAGCAGAAACTTGCGCGTTCGTAATGTCTGTCCATGCAACTGCCATTAGTTAATCGTAGCTCCTATAGTTCCGTCAGGGTTCAGACCGTTCGCATCCGTTATGAATGCATTGCCAGCTTCGAAAAGCTCTTCGGTGTATTCCGTGACCGTGTTTTCGGTGATGTAGTAGATGTTTCCGTCGAGCGTGATATCTGCGGCCACGTACTTCACTGTATGACCCGGCACCACCTCCTCGGCCTCGACAATGAGCCAGTTTCGAACGGACCTAGCCCCGAACTCGTTTACTATCATCGGGTGACTTATTGTTACAACATCACCCAGCCAAATGCTGCGATCCTTTGCGTCAACATAGAACGTGGCGAACTGTGGCACATCTGCATACCTAATGGACATGCGTGATGCCGTTTGGTTCGCAAGCGCCTCTGTTGTAAGCCACAGGCTATAGATTTCGCGCGTTTGCAAGACGTTTCCATATTGCTCTGGAAGGGAAGACGTTCCATTCACAACCTTCAGTCCGCTTTTGAAGTTGGACGCCTTGTCCAGGTCTTGCGTCCAATCCAAGGGGTTGTAATAGAAGGTCACAACATTCAACCTTTGCTTTGGCTTGTCGCTGAGCTTCAGGGAGTTTGCAATGATATTGTCTTCGTTCGTCCACCGCGCCGCAATGTCAGCGGCACCAACAGCGCGAATGGCCTTCATGTCAATAAGCTGGGCGCGCTCGTCCCACCATGTATAAAAGCTGCACTCCTCTGACAGCTTTCCAACCAACTCGCTAACGCCTGTCGGCTCTGTGATCAGTGTCGTCAGCGTGTATGCGCTAAGGTACTCCAGAACCTCGTCCGAAACCCCAGACACGTTCACAAGCTGCGCCGGAATGCGTGCATCATCCACCAAAAGCGGAATGACGACATCATCAATCGCTTCGCCCGTGTACCTGCGACAAACCTGAATTAGGTCTTCAGCGTCGTGATCCGTTGCCTCAGAGCCGTCCGTTCCGCGCGTGACGCCGCTCCATGTGGTGTCGGGGTCCGAATACGAAATTGACGTGTAGGTCATAATTTCGTCGTTGATCCGAACCGTTCCACTTTCTGGGTATTCGTCAGTAAAATCACCAACCGCAGAAAAGCTCGTTGCCGTGTTGTTCAGGTCCGCGGACAGCGTTCCATTACTGGCCGGTGGCACTTGCGCCTTCCGAAACTCCGTTCTGGACAGAACGTCACGGCAGTGAAACGAAATCGAATCCTCATTGTACTCCACAGAGTCCAGAACGTATGAGCGGGTTTTGTAGTCCGAGAATGCCTGCCCAGCGTATCCATCATGCACCTTGACGGTTGCGCCGACGCGCCCAAACTTCTGCCGAACAAGCCACTTCCGCCAAAACGTACCGCTGTCTTCAGGCCGTCCGGTTCGGTCGCTTAGGTATGGGTCCTGCCCAATGTCTGAATGCGTAAAGTCGTCGCAAGAAAAATCAAGCGTTGCTCTGCGGCCCAATGGCTCGTAGTTACCATCCGCTGCGTTGATATTGATGCGCGAGCCTACGGCGGAAAGCTGGCCTAGGCACGACAAAATATACATGTCGCGCGGCTCGCCCTTAATGCCGCGCCCCAAATAAAGGTGTTGGCTATAATCGTCGCTCATATCGGCGGGCGCTGTTTGGCTGTCATAGAAATATGCGCCGTAAATATTTCCGTCCCAATCTGTATCGTCTTCACCAACAGGAACGTCCCCGTTTGCAGTGCCGATAGCCCCGCCCCCTGTACCAGACCAGTTAGACCCGTTGTCTGTCCACGTGTCTTCACCGGCCAGCGTCAGAGATAGCTCGACAGGGTCAAACGCCCATAGCTTCATAGAGCACGCAGAGAGCGCCGCGAAATCAATTTCGGCATACAGCCATAGCGTTTTCCCCGCGTATTGTGCGGCATCCACAGTAATCTTGCCTGTGTTAGCACCACTAGAAACACTGCCATCGCCAGCCCGGAACACAAGATTGCCGCTGGTTACGCCTAAGTGCGCCCCCCGGCCCGCTCCGCCCTGCGCCCAAATGACTCCTGATGGGTCAGTGGAAAACCGAACCTCGGCACCAAGAAAAAGATCCGCTGTTCTGGTTAGCTCCGAGGAATCAATCGTTTCCCCGTTTGCCTTTGCAACGTCCGCTGTTAGGTGACGATCTGGCGTGTCACGATAGCTGTCCGGGTCTTGGCACGTTGCGCGGCAGTTGTAGCACTTTCGATCCCCGCCGATGCTGGCCGTGCACGGGGATACGCCATAAGTGTTGATGCACCTCGGCAAGACAATCTCAACAATCTCAATTGGCTCGCGCCCGACTTCATTCTCACTCATAAGCATGGACCTCCCCGCTAATCGAAAATGTCTGCAAGTCACGTTGCCCAGAAGCAGAAGGCGCTTGCACGCTTGCCCGCATAAAATAGTCAACGTCCTGTGTTTCGCCCGGTCGCCATGCCGCGAAGAACGGCTTCACCTCGGCAGACTGAATAAGGCCATTTCGGCCATCAAGGTTTGCCCTGACCCAGCTATAAGACAGGTTGGCCCACTGGTATTCTGCCTGCAAGATCGACCGCTTGCGGCTGCGCCCCAGCAACTCACCGGACCCGCTGATATTTCCAAGCGTTTCGGTTGTTCTGTTCATGCGTGAGGGGGTGAACCCAGCATAGAAAGGGCGCTCCATTTGCAGCGCCACACCCACACGAAATACCGCGACTTCAGGCATCGCGCAGCGGTCAACAACAATGCGCCAGCGGCTGGACGTTACAGGCTCTAAAATGCACATGATTGGGCTGTCGTCAGACGGCGTTACCGTTGCAATCGTTGTCCAAGTGTCGTCATTGTTGCTGTCATGCTGAAATTGCACGCGCCCGCCGCCTGTGAAAATGTTATGCGCCGCAATCGCCATAACGTCGCATTCCGTTGCCGTGTATAGGTCATAGCGCAACGTGGCTTCTGAGGCGTGCGTGATAGCCTCATAGACAACAATCTGGCTTGCTGTTGACCCGGCATAGCTAACGGTTTCAGACCCGTTTGACATGAGCAGGGAAGCAGATCCCGTTGCGGCAAGCGGGGTGAAGTAAATCGAAACCAGATAATCGCTGCCGCCGAGGTCAACAATCTGCCCGGTGCAGTTTGCCGCTGTCCCGACAGAAGCGTCACGAAGGTCGAAAAAGCATGTAAAGTCCGTTGTTCCGTCAGTCGCTTTGATCTGCACCTCTGGAACGGTCTCACGCCCGACACGGAATGCAACAACATGCTCCGCAGCCGTGAAGGTGTAGGCTTGCGAAATGCTATGCTCGCCGGTGTCTGCGGTTTCCGTTAGGCCGTTCTTTGATGCCGTGATATTGGTCGCGGTCCAGTCTGATAGCGTCAGATCTGAAGGTGCCTCAAGTCCATTGGTAAACGGCTTCCAGCGGTCAACAGTCGTCCCGTTGTTCGCACCAGTGCCGGGAAAATTCGCATCTTCGCTCGACACTGTGACAGTCTGCACGCGGCCCTGTACGCCATCATGCAAAATGCGGGCGTGCTTCAGCGGGTAATCCCCGCCGGGAAGCGTGTAGCCTGACTCATAAACGACTGTCATTATCGCCCCCTAACAATAAGGCCATCATCCGAGCCTTCGTTCAAAAACTCCGCAATCTGGATTGCCTGCTTGCGGTTAAAGTTATCGCCAATCAACGTAAGTGATCTGTTCATAGCGGGTGCCTGAGCATCTCCAGAAGGCGCAATGGTTCCCGCGCCGCTGGACCCGATTGCAGTCTGACCTGTGCCGCCCTTACCGACGCCCTTGATGGCATTCACAGCGCCCATACCTGCTGCCAGCACCTGGGCCATTGCTGCGAACTTCCCCCAAACCGGAATGGATGGGTCAGCAAGCGCCTGCGAAGCCGCACGCCATGCGTTTACAAGTGCCTCAGCCGCGCCGAATACCTTGCTAATACGCATCATTTCTTCGTTGCCGCTCGCCAATGCGCTCGCCATGTCGCCAAGGAACGCACCAGCGGCTTGCAGTGAATCACCGTAGCGGTATGCATCAATGCCAACCATCTTGTCAGCGTGCTGTTGCTGCGCGTCTTCCATTAGGGCGTTGTATTCTTGCTGCGTAATCAGCTTTTGCTCTAGCGCGCTGCGCAGGGTTTCCTGCTGCCGCTCAAACGACGCAATCTGCGCCTCCTCTTGCGACATAAGCGAGTTTTGCAGTGCTTCTAGCTGCGCCTCTAGCGGGTTGGAACGTGCTCCGCCGCCACTGCCATTTTTATTGATAGATGGTGGGTCGCTAGACGCGAAGCCGCGACTGAATTTGAACCCGCCGCCAACACCAGCCCCCAACCCAGCCGCACCAATGCCGCTGAAGCTCAATTTGCTAAGGGTGCCGACCAAATCCCCTGCGTTCGCGTTTGCGTCTGACAGATAGTTTTTCACATCCTCGGTTGCGATGCGCAGGTTATACATATGTTCGAGCGCTTTGAACAATTCTGGTGGAAGGTCTTTGGCCTCAACACCGGCTTCGTCCAGCAAGTCGCGCAGGTTAGCCATCGCCACCTGCTGCTGCTCCATTGTGCCAGCGTTCCCGACCTCAATAAAGGCGTCACGAAGCGCAACCGCCTGCTCCGTTGAGACGCCAAGCTCTTTCTGGACAGTCTGCCACGCTGCCGTCAGCGACTTGCCTGAACGCAGCGCCGTTGCCGCGTACCCCGTATATTCGCGGGTTGCCTCTTTGAGCAACTCCACCTGCTCGGCGAAGGCGCGCTCAACCTCAATCTGCTTTAGTTCGAGAAGGGCAAATGCGGTTTTGCGGATTTCCTCTGCTGCGCTGCCGTACTTTTCAGCCATCTCTTGCGCAGAAAGCCCCAGCAGGTCGCCCAGCTGCTTCACCTCGTCGCCAGCCGCTACAAAGTCGCTCATGGCGGCCTCTAGGTCGCGGGCCTCTTCTTCAGCGCCGCCAAACGCAAACGCAAGCGCAGGAATGCCGACCGCAGCAAGCGTACCAACGATAGCACCAACCGGACCAAACGCGCTTGCAAGCTGGGGAAGCTGCTGAGCCATCACGGTCGAAGCCCGTGTTCCCATCTGCATTTGGACCGCGATATCCTGAAGCTGATAGGACGTCATTTGGATCTTGGCGCGGGTCGATCCGCTGACGTTGCCAAGCTTGCCAAGAGCGCCGCCTAGCGCAGTTGACCCCTTTGCACCTTTGGACGCGGCAGTGTCAAACTTGTCAAGAGCAGCGCGGGCCGCTGACAACTCCGCCTTCAGGTCGTCAGCGTCCGCTGTAATAAGGATTGAAAGGGGTGTAAGTTCAGCCATTTTTCATCTTTTCACGATGGGCTTCCCAAGCCCTGTCCCAATCCGCCGAAGTGCCGACCTTGCGCGTCGGTGACTTCATTTCTTCTATGCGCCGATTTGTCTCAATCTTTGCATCAAATTCCATCCACCATTCCCAAGGGGACATTCCCCAGAACTCGGAAGGCTGGATGCCCCAGTCACGGGCGAGGCGATAAGCGGTCTTTACGAACCTCGCCCACGTCACTCCCCCGTGTCGGAGTCCTCCGCTTCCCCGGTGCTTTCTTCAGGCTTTGGCCGGGTAATCATGGCGATATACTCGGCGGCAATTCGCTGCGCTTCAGGGAAGCCAACTTCAAAAGCCCACTCCTGCACCTCAGACAGCTTGACCTTTTCGCCAGCCGCTTTCAGGCCGATGTGGATCACCTGCGGCACGTTGCTTACCGTGAACCGCCACTTTGGGCTGTAAGGCATGTTCTGCGAAAGCATGATGCTTTCGACAGCGGCTTCGCGGGTGATAAACAGCGGGTCGCCTACCTTCTCGGCAATCTCGACCGACGCAGCAAAGGTCGCAACCAAGTCACGATCCTCGCCACAGATTTCAAACGTTAGCTTGCGCATGGTTTCCCCTTATGCGGTCGAAGCGGTGTAAGTGATAGCGCCCGACGACATGAAGGTTGCCGAGAACTCATACGCGCCATCATGCTCGCCGGAAAGCTCAAGGCCGGACAGATAGAACGTGCCGTCAAGGTCGCCCGGTGTCGCAAGGTTCGAAGGCAGGTTAGTTACAAGCGCCTGACCCGGAGTTGCGCTGAAGTATTCAGCAATCAGCACCTCGTCAGAAGTCACGCCAGAAGCCGTGATTTCCAGCGACTTCAAGCCCGGGTCGGCCAGCAGCGTGCGCCAGCCGCTATCGTCGTCCGTGGTCACATCAACCATGTCGTTTGTCATTGAAACCGTCTTGGACTTGACCCCGACAAGCGTCGTGGCGTCCCAATCCAAAGTAATTTCGCGTCCGTTAAAGCCAGCCATTTCAGGGCCTCCTATTCAGTTTGCAAAGACACTAGCACAGAGTTGCAAAGTTGCAAAGTTAGATAGCATCATACGTTATGCGGAACGTAAGAACGTCCTGCGTTGTCAGCCCGTCAGGGTCGTCTAGTTCATTCATACTGTTGAAAAGGCAATCAACAGTATTTGCCCCTGTTATTGATAGGTCATGCTTATGCAGGGCAGCATAAACAGCCGATACGATATCACTCGTTGCCAAAACCGATGTGTCACGGCTCCACACGCTCACGTCAGCCAGAACAGTAACGCCGCTTTCGTCGTCCGTATCAAACGGCGATGCTGTGAACGCGCCAATTGTGATGTATGGAAACGCGCTGTTATCCTCGCTTTGTGCGGCCTGTGGCACCTTGGCATAGACTGCCACAACAGAAGCGCCAACCTGCGCGTCAACGCGACTGTAAAGCGCTTGGCGTAGTTCCTTGAACCTCATTTCAGCACCCCATCAATTGCGGCCTTTAGGCGCGGGTTTATCTCGGTCTTTTCCTGCTCAACAGCGGGCCTGAAGAATGGGCGAGCGGCCATCTTGCGCGTGCCGTATTCTAGGTGCAGGGCGTAGACAATACGCGACCCAACAACATAGGTCAGATCCCGCACCTTCTCGCTATAAATCGACTTCATAAGGTTGCCGGTGTCGCTTGCAGGGGCTTCACCTGGCGCAGATGCCTGATGCGTCACCTGACCGCGCTTGTATACGCGCCCAGACTTTGCGCCGTGCGTGATTTTCAGCACGATAGCGCCTTCCATCTCGGCGGAAATATCGCTTAGCTCGTCGTCAACGGCCATGCGGACCTTTTGAGGGGCTTCCCGAAGGTATTCCGTCAATTCCCTTGCGCCCTTCAGGCTGTAGCTAACCTTGCTCATTGCGCCTCACCTTCGCCAAGGTCCAGCACTTGCCATACATCGCGCTTTTCCACGTCATTCACAAACCGGATTTGATAGCGCCGCCCGTCAACAACCACGCTATCGGCCTCGGTGACTTCATCTGCGCCCTTACACCACAAGCGCCACTGGCTAATTGCCTCGACACGCTGCGACGCCCAGCGCTCAGACCCGCTCATACCCATAATGCCTACGCTAACGGCATCAAGGCCGGGAATCGCTG